CCCATCTTCTCCAATTCGGAGTAATGGACATTTTCTTCAAATCTCATTCTCTCTTGAAAATCATGAATTTTGATCTTCATGCAAGCCAATGTGTTACAGTCAGGACCAGATTGGACTGAACAACGCATAAAGTCGTTGATTATTGAATCAGGTTCGCGAAAACTAAAGCATTCCAACGCCAGGAATGAAACCCGTAGAAGCTCCATCTCGAAGAGCGTCTTCCAGATAACAGATTCCAAAGGCAGCGTCATGACTGTTTTCACGCCTTCCTCGAAGAACTCTTCTATCAGAGCCTTGTGGGTCTCCCCGCAAATTCTGACTACATCCGCTACTCGTTTGATCATCATCCTCTCTCTGTCGATAATGTTCATGTTGAAAATTGACAAACAACGATTCTTTTTGTCTATCAATACGCAAATCCCCGTCAAACTTATTACTTAAATTCACAATCCACAAAGTGCGCGGACGGGAGTACTTTGAAAATTCCTGGTATGAAAGCTTACAATAAGCCTCCAGGAAATCAAAACAAATTTCAACATCACCAACAGAAACAGAGTAATAAACAGCAGCGCATTGCAGCGCTTCTCTTTTACCCTCGTAATTCTTGATCAAAGCCAACCAATTTTTCACTCCAAGTTGATATTCGAGGAATTCCTCTTCGGATTTAACGATTCTAGAAATTGCTTTTCCTGCATATTTTAAAAGATCTGGCAACGGTCCTTTTTTTGTCCAAAATTGAGAAGTAAAACTAAGAACATTCCTCTCAAAAAATTTTGTCTTCAAACCCAATTCCTTTTCCAGGAACCTAGCTTTTAAAGGGTCTCTTTTAATACCATAACCAGTCATCGAAAAATCGTCTCCAACAGCGGCTGCCATATTCATTTGATCCCATTTCAAATAGTAACCTCTTGCAGCTAAACCCATTGCCGTATTCCCTATCAAAGTCATGTTCTGCCCAGAATGTTGTTTTTCAGTGCCAGTCAAAGAGCAAATATGTGGAGCACAAAGGATCCAATCCCTTCTCAATTCTCTGTAAAGTTTTACCAAAAACTGAGGAACTCCAGATTTTCTCAAATCATCACACTCTCTTACAATCCAAACGGCGGTGAAACTAGCATCTTGCTGGGAAAGGTCATCTTCAACTATCATTTCTCCCACTTCCATGCAAGCAGCAAAGTTATGACCAAAACGCTCATCAGATTGACCATTAACTATGAAAACATTATCTTTAAGAGAAGCTCTCAATGTTGTCTCATAAAGTGCTTGTAAAGGTCCAAAAACAGCAACTTTTGATTTGTCCCAAGCGCTAATACCTTGACCACATTTATCGGATTCAACAAATCCAGGCTCCAATTTCATTTT